GCCATCGGAAAGACTGCGACGTGGCATCGCAGCCATCGCAGTCCTCGCGCGGCTGGGGTGCCTGCATAGCCGTCAGAGGCGCAGGCGTCTGTGCGGGCATCTGAGGCCGTCTGGCGGGCCGTGCACGCTGCTCGCGCATGGCCACCAGCACCGGGTCGAATTCTTGCGACTGAGCACCGGAGCGCCGCATCTGCTCGATGAGCGCTAAGGCCGCGCTACCGCCCGCAGCAAGCTTAACCGCCCCACCATCAGCCCACTTCTCTTTGTTTGCCCAATACGCAGGGCTGCTCTTACCCTTAGCGATGTTCTTAGCGTGGCGCGACTTAAAGCTCGCCCGCTTCTGCTTCATCCGGTCGCTCTCGCCCGCCTTTGGCTTGCCTGCGGTCTCGGCACCCTGCTCGCCAAAGCGGATGATCTTTTCTTTACCATCCACCTTGGTCTTTACGATGTGCGACTTGGTGGGGTGGCCGGGGGTGCGGCGCGGTTTGTCCAGCTGCAGGCTGTCTTTATTTACGCGCTGGGTCACTTCTTCCTCGCCGCGCGCATATTGTCAACGAGGTTGGGGTAGGGGCGTCCCGCCGCCTTAGCCATCGCCTTGGCCGAAGACTTTTTCTCCGGCGAGAGCTTTTTGCTCTCACCGAGACCCTTAGGGCGCTTCTTGTCCCACACAGGCTTCTTGTCAGACGGCATAAGGGTTCACCTTTTCCCGCTTGTACGGTTGTTGCTCGTCACGTTCACGAGCACGCGGCAAGTCAAACCAACCATCATTCTTAAGGTAAATGATTACCTGAGTGAATGTGTCTACGTAGTCGTCGTGAGCAACAACCGGGAATTTAGCCAGCTGCTTGAGAAACCCTTGCGCCCAAGTTGCGGGGCTGCCGGGTATCTTACCGCTTTCCGGTATCCAAAGTAAACCTAATTCAAGCGTAGGAGCGGATTGATGCGCACGACTAACTTTGTCAGACCGCCCAGGGTTATACGCAACCGCCGGAACCCGTGCTAGGCGTAAGTCTTGCAGCAGGCTTTGCCCGCTCGCTTTCTCTTCTACGAGCACGCGGTCAGGTTTACGCGCTCGACGCAACCCATCTTTAACCGTCGTGCCACCATACTCAGTGTTGTAGTCAGTGATGGCGCGCTTACGCAACTCCGGGTATGACAGATGTTCATCCCAGGCGTCGATGAGCATGGCGTTACGTACACCGCCGTGGGTAAATATCGCCCAGGTGCTGCAGGCTGTAGGGTCGCCGCTGGTGCGCTCGGTAAATGCGCAGTCGTAAGATTGAACAATGTATTCAAACTGCGGCAGCGCATTTTTCGCAGGCCAAAGTTTGAAGCAGTTCACTTTGAGGATACCACCACCTTCAGGCTGCGGATCTTGCTGCAGCTGACCGGCGACACCGTAGGAGCCGAGCAGTTTTTTCAGATTGTCAACTTCGGTTTTACCAAACCGCTCGGGGCAGATGAGTTCCCCCTTGACTTTGCGGGGGTCGTATGCTCCGAGCACCGTGCGGCGAGTGACGCCATCCCACTCAGCGGGGATCATCAAGTGTTCCCACCCGCCGATATCTTCTATGATATGGCCCGAGATATCTTTCTCATGTAAACGCTGCATGATGGTGACCATGGCGTCGGTCTTAGCGTTGTTGAGACGCGTGGACCAAACCATGTTGAACCATTCAAGCGCAGCTTCTCGCATTGCGTCAGATTGCGCATCTTGCGCGCTATGGGGGTCGTCGAGGATGAGGCGGGAGCCACCTTCACCCGTCGCGGTTCCGCCTACCGAGGTCGCTAGCCGGTAACCCGTTTTGTCATTTTCAAATCGCTGTTTAGCATTCTGGTCGCCGGACAGTTTGAAAACTTCACTCCATCGTTCTTGATACCACGGTGATTGGATAAGACGCCGAGCCTTGAGGTTGTCACGGATAGACAAGTTACCGCTATAGCTGGCACACAGGAACTTTTGTTGCGGCGCAGAGACCCATTCCCACATCGGCCACATAACCGACACGATGGTCGACTTGGAATGACGCGGCGGAATGTTAATGAGCAGCCGCTTGATCTGCCCCTGTGTGACAGCCTCGAGGTGTTCGCAGATTTCCTCAATGTGCCAGCTGGGGATAAACGGCACGCCGGGCTCAACCACGTGCCAGGATTGTTTGACGAATTCGTAAAGCGACGTAGCCGCAACCCGGCGATCTTTCTCACGCCGGATCATGTCCAGCACAACCGCAGGGGTGAGGCTCTCGCTCACCGGTTAACCGCCTTCAATCCGGGCAGCCTTGGACATCAGCTGCTGCATCTGCTCGAGCTCGTCATCCCTGAGGTTACGCAGGTTGACCGCCGCGATAGGGATAGGTCCACCCCCCGGCCCCGTGTGTTCCTGCGTAACTTTGTCCCCGTAAATTTTGGGGAGCATCTTGCTCAGTTTCCACTTCAACGTGTCAATCTGCAGCCGCTTGTGCGCAATGACATCGCTGTTAAGCGGAACGAGCACACGCTTCATACGCGGGTTGCCTTCGGGGTCGCTGATCTGGTTACCTTCAGCATCGAGCAGCGGGACCATGGTGTAAGCATGCGTCTGCGATGCGATCTCTGCGATACGGTCCGCGAGAACTAAATACCCAATCTCTCGCGCTCGACTGTAACGAGCACCCGACCCGTCAGGGTCTTCCTTTACCCACTTGAGAACCGTGTCGGGCGACGGGCCGTCATCATACACCCCGCAGGCCTCATACAAACTGAGACCTTTCTCCAGTTCAGCACAAATAGGCTGCAACCAGATCTCTGCTGTGAATATGCGATGAATTTCGTGCCTCTTGGGCTTCAGGTTTGGCATGCGACAGTAGCATACTTTAAAACATTTTATAAGGCAACTGTTCATTTCAACGAGCATGGAATGAAAAGTTTGTGGTGTTGTGTATGTATGGGGGTGGGGGGTGGCATGGAATGATCTGAAATTGAGAATTTGTGTGTATGGTGTGTATCCCGTTCGGCTGTCCGCCAAAGGGACTCCTGTGGTGTCATCTCTCTCTGCTGGGTGTTAGGGCCTGCGATTTCTACAGAAATAGCCGAGCGGCTGTCCTGTGGTCGTTCGGTTTTAATCGTTCGTTCGGTCTATATAGAAGGGTAACCGAACGAACGATCACTTTCCCTAGACTTCCTAGGCTTTTTAATCGTTCGGAAAAAATCAAGCCGAACGATCACATTATGAAACGATTGCGACAACCGCCTGCCGTCTACGGGAGGAGGGGACGAAGTCCCCCCTCCTCCGACGGAGCGGCGGTTTCAGACCGGTCGTGGGAGGTAAACGTTCAGACTAAACGTTCGGCCGAACGAACGATCACACTTTTACCGAAAACAAAGGCTTACGCTAAACGTTCGGCTAAACGTTCGGCCGACCGAACGATCAAACCGAACGATCACTTCATTTCAGCCTATGAAATGAAAACCGGCTGAGACCGTTTCATAGGCTGAAACGATTTATCAGCTCGGGCGCGGACGCGTATCGTCGGTAGTGACGACTTCGGGGCTCTTCCCAGACCCAGAGAGAGGAAGGAAAGAGAGTCGCCGCGTTCAAATTAACGAGCGCCCGGCAGGCCCGAAAACTTTTTTTGCCCGCAGCACGTTTTTTGGCTTGCCTCCCGCGTTGAATTGGGGCAGACTGTTTTCACGGCCAGAACGCCGATAACGGAGATAACTCAGATGACCGATACCTTCACCGTCGTGATCCCCAGCACGGTTTTCACCTTTGACGGTGACCGCGCTTTCACCGCCACCGCCTCTGCCTGCGAAGCGGTCTCCAGCCTGGGTCGCCTGGACTACGCCAATGGCGAGTGGTTCTTTCACATCCGCAGCGCCAAGACGGGCAAGCTGGCGCGCTTCGTCCGCAGCAGCGAAATTTACGACAACGGCATGCTGCACTCTGTTCGCTTCATCTGCCAGGAGCACGGTGGCCTGCTGGCGACGATCATCAACGACTAACGGGGGCGTAAGCCCCCACCCACCCTCTCAGAAAGGATAACTCACATGACCAACCCCCCGCTCCGCACCATGACGCTGCCCAAGGCCTTGGTCCGCCAGGACAAGATCGACGCCGTGCTGGAAGAGCTTCGCCGCTCTCTGCCCGACGCCGACGATGCCGATCGTATCTACACCGCGCGCCGCCTCGTCGAGATTCTACGCCCCGACCTGTTCGACTGACCCCAACGCCTGCCCACCGGGCGGTTCGCCGCCCGGTTTCCCGAGCACCAGGCTCGAAAACCGATAACTGGAGAACTGAAAATGAAAGACCAAACCCTTGACCAAATCGCGTTACCGCGCTTGAAACCGACTGGTTCGTTTCGCCGGTAGCCGTAAGACGCCTCGTGCTCGGCGTCGAGCAAGGTATCAAGAATATCAGCGGACACAAGTCGCTGGCCGAAGAAGTCGAAGATTACGAGGCTGCGTTGGCCCGCCTGCGCGACGCTGAAGAACGCGTAACTCGCGGCGACCGAGAAAACCGCGTGGCCGCGATTGAAGATCTACGCGCAGCGCGCACCCTCTGCCCGGACCTGTCTTGGTTCTGAAAACCGCGTAACAGCCCCCGCCGGAGCGGGGGTTTTTCGCGTTTGCGGTGATCGGTCGTTCGCTCTATAGAGAAACCAACCGAACGAACGATCACCTGCTGTGTGGGGGGCTGAGGCCACCCCACACTCCGGC